GCGGAGATAGGCTTCGCGAAGCGGGACAAGACTTTGAAGTCTCTCTAGAGCAAGCAGAAGCCGTTCTAGAGGCCTATGGCATCCTCAAGCACCCCAAGGTCGTCTATCAACGTGCGAAGCCTAGAAAGGGCGCTAGAGGCGCTTATACGAACCCTTTCGCAGATGTGTATGATTGGGCTGAGGAAAACTATGAAGAAAGCGAAAACAAGATTTGTTTAGGCGTTTCATCCAAAGATGAAGGATACCAGGCAGGCTTTGTAAGTCACTTTCGAGAAGTAACTTCGAAGATCATTCAAGTACCTTCGCTCTACGAACAAGAAGAGTTTATTTCTGCAACAGAGTTCCGAGAGGCTTTGTCCCAGCACAAATCTATAGAAAGATTCATTCCAAGCCACGTAAAAGAAGAACAAATAAGGAAAATCTTCACTAATTAGTAGGGTGAGGATCTCCTATGAAGTTAACAGAAATAGCATTAAAAGCACTAATCCTTGAAGCATTGGAAGATGAAGAAGAATCTTTTTCCATAGATCAAGAAGAGATCGACAACCTCATAAATGTTGCTGAAAGCGCTCCTGAAATGGCTCTCGATCTCTACCAATCTCTGATTGACGATTTGTCAGAGGAACAACAAAATCAGATAAAATATGTTTTGGCGAACGCCCTTTATAAAGGAGGATCCCCGCGGGGAGCATTAGAAGTTTTATTTCCCGAGGAACAATTATACGAACCACTTGATATTATTAATTGGGACATGGACAGCGTTCAGGTTTATCCTTCCCGTCCTCTTTTCACTGATGACATGATGAAAGAACTCCAAAAAGCAGAAATTCCTGTCGGCAATGAAGATATCGGATATACTGGGCGATTGACTGTCGGAGAGGTTGTAAACTTTAGACAAGAGATTCTAAGCATGGCAACGCAAACATTTGGTATGGATTTTGGTGTCCCAAATCGATGGGAGCTATACATACATGAGGATACCTTAGGGGTACGAAATGGTAGCATTTCCCGAAGGAGATTTGTGGGAGATAAAGACTATCCCGCAGTGGACATCTGGTTTAGTTTTTATAAGGGAAAAGAATCTTCCTGGGTTCTGCAAGAGTTTAAATTGCAAATAAAGAACTTAGCGCCTGAATACAGCAGAGAGAAACTAAGTCTAACGATAGTGTCTGGGCTCCAAGAAGATTTATGGGGAACCCGATCAGAGAAGCACCCTGCGTGGACAGAAGGCAAGTCCCGATACATCCTCTTGCAACCCGAACATGCAGGAAGAGATGGTTATGTAACCTCACAAGAAATCCCTCCTCTTGTCGAAAGTGTCTTCGGAGTTGAAGTTTAATTTTAGAAAACACTTGACAAATCGTCTCAACATGTTATATTATACATGAGAGGACAACATGAATGATAAACGAAAGATAATAACCGACATCCTCGGTTCATATCGTCGTTCTGGCGATGAATACCTATATTCGTGCCCGTATTGCAAACACCACAAGAAGAAGATGTCGGTCAACTTTTCGATTAACTCTTTTAAATGTTGGGTGTGTGATGCACGAGGAAAGAATATTTACCGACTTGTAAGAAAGTTTGGGGATTACCAACAAAGACAAAAGTATCTTGAATTGCAAGGTCGTTTAGACCTCACAGAGTTCGAAGATATCTTTAAAGAACTAGGTGATATTGAAATAAAACAAAAAATTGAATTACCACAAGAGTTTATTTCTTTGTGCAACAAACATCTGCCATTGCGTTCTCAGGCTCCGCTGGACTATCTTAGGAAAAGAGGAATAAGTAAATCTGAGATTTTAAAATGGAAAATAGGATATTGTAAGGAAGGACACTATGCAGGAAGAATTATCATCCCATCTATTGACAACGACGGAGATTGTAATTATTTTATTGCTCGTTCATATGTGGGGCATAATCGTAGGTATCTTAATCCACCCTGTGGTCGCGACATTGTTTTTAATGAACTGATGATTGATTGGGATGAGCCCGTGATTATTGTTGAGGGTATTTTTGATGCCATCGTTGTTGGCGACAATGTTATTCCCATTCTTGGCTCGACCCTTAGAGAAGACTCAAAACTATTTCAGGCTTTGGCGATTCATGATACACCGGTATATGTTGCCCTAGATTCAGATGCAGAAAAGAAAGCACATTGGATTATCAGATCCATGATGAAATACGACCTTGAGGTTAAAAAAATAAACCTTGAGTATTATGAAGATGTTGGTTCTATGACACGATCAGTGTTTTTAGAAAAATTAAATATGGCGGAAGAGATTGATAACGATATGTATTTCCTCGAAAAACAATTAAAAAATATTTAAGGGGGTCGTGGTGGAATTGGTAGACACAACGGACTTAAAATCCGTTGCTCGCATGAGCGTGAGGGTTCAAGTCCCTCCGACCCTACTTCGAAGAAAAAATGGAAACACTAAGTTTTATACTTGACAACTTACGCGATATGGGTTATCCTATAATAAGAAAGTAATACGGAGGACAAATGACTACTTTTGCACACATTTCAGACACACATATTCGTAACGTGAAATATCATGATGAATACAAGAAAGTTTTTAAAGATATATATGAGAGCCTTGAGAATGATAAGCCAGATTATATTATCCATACCGGAGATATAGCTCATACAAAGACACAACTCTCTCCGGAATACTTTGAGTTGTGCGCTGATTTTCTTAAAAATCTTGCGGATATCGCCCCAACATTCATTATTTTAGGAAATCATGATGGTAATCTTAAGAATGGTAATAGGCAGGATGCAATATCACCGATTATTGAAGCATTACAACATCCCAATTTAAATTTATTAAAAAATTCTGGAGAGACCCAGTTGGACAATTCTATCTGCCTTAATGTCCTCTCTGTGTTTGATAGAGACAACTGGGTCTCTCCTTCTGATAAATCTAGGGTAAATATTGCGCTTTATCATGGTGCTATTATGGGATGTGAAATTAATGAAGAGTGGAGTCTTGATAATGGTGAGGACGATGTTGATATATTCCGTGATTTCGATTTTGCTATGCTTGGTGATATTCATAAGACGCAAAAGTTAGATGTAGATGGTCGAGTCTGGTATGCGGGTTCCACTGTTCAGCAGAATTTTGGAGAGTCTCTTAGAAAAGGTTACCTCTTGTGGGACATCCGAGATAAAGAAAATTTCAATGTTGAAAAAAGATTATTTATGTCTCCTCGACCATTTTATACGGTGGAAATCAATCAAAATGGTACTTTACCAAAAGTTAAAGTGCCAAAAAATTCCCGTCTTCGTCTGGTTTCAAATTATAACTTGCCTTTAATAAAACTACGAAGGGCATGTGATTATGCTAATGCTAAGTGGAGTCCTTATTCAATTAACCTTGTTAATCGAGCAGGATACTCCAATTCGTCTATTGTACATCAAGATGGTAAAGCGATTAACATGCGTGATCAAAATACTCAAGAAAAATATATCAAAGCGTTCTTATCTGATAAAGAAATAACCGATGATATTTTGGAAAGAATTTTAGAACTCAACCGCGAATATTCTAGACAAATTAAAAATACCGATGATGTTTCTAGAAATATTGTTTGGAAACTTAAGAAAATGAAATGGAGCAATCTATTTAACTACGGCGAAAGTAATGAAATTGATTTTGACAAGTTAAATGGTCTTGTTGGAATTTTCGGCAAAAATTATTCAGGCAAGTCAAGTATCATCGATGCCGCTTTATTTGGGCTGTTTAACACTACGTCAAAAGGAGAGAGAAAAAATGTCCATATCGTCAATCAAAATCGCGAAAAGGCTAAGTGTCAACTCGAGATCGGAGTCGGTGATGATACCTACAAGATCACGAGGAACCTCGAAACATATCAGAAAAAATTAAAAGGCAAAGAAACCAAAGAGGTAAAGACAGAGTTGGACTTTACCAAATATGCTTTGGGTATTCATCCCGAAAGTAAAAACGGCATGACTCGCAATGCAACAGACGAAATTATTCGCAAAACATTTGGGAACTATAATGACTTTATGATCACTTCTATGGCTTCCCAGATGGATGCGTTTGGTTTTATTAATGAAGGCTCAACAAAGCGCAAAGAAATTCTTGCGAAGTTTCTTGACCTTAAGATGTTTGAGGAAAAACATAAACTTGCGAAGAAAGATTCGGCCGAAAAGAAAGGCGTGATTAAACACTTAAACTCTGTTGATTGGCGCAAAAAGCTAAAATGGAATCAAGAAGCTCTTTCTGAAATTTTAGAAGACATAGCCAACCAATCTGACCTTTGTGAAAAACACGCAGCGAGAACCAAGGATCTTCTAGAAGAACAAAAGATAATAGAAGAACAGCTAAGATCAATTGGGGCTGAACCAGTAGATATTCGCATTCTTCTTGATATGCTTGAAGAGAAGCGTGAAGTCCAGCGGGATATCTCTAAAGCGATTGAGAGTGGCGACAGTTATGTAAAGGGCTTGGTGGCCTTAAAAGAGCGTTTAAAAGGCTTTATCGATAATTTTAATCTCGATGAGTACACCGGCCAACAAGAGCAGCATAAATCCTTGACCGATCTTGGTCGTAGATTAAAAATAAGACAGAGGGATTTAGCCTCAAAGATTGCCAATTACCAAGCGAAGATTGATTTGCTTCATGATCACGAATACGATCCTAATTGTGAATTCTGCTGTGATAACCAGTTCGTAAAAGAAGCGCACAAAGCAAAGAAAGAAATCATAAAGTCTCAAGAGAAACTTGAAGAGGTTAATGATGAGATTTTTCTAAATAACGAACTCCTTGGCAAGATTGACATAAAGTCCGTAAAGAATGCAATCGAGGACTATAAAAATAAATTAACAAAGAGCAAGACAAATGAAGCAAAGATACAAAAAATACGCGCTCAAAATGAGGCACACGAGAGCAAGAAGGCTCTCACGGGAAAGGAGATCGAAGAAACCCTTGCGAAGATTGAGCACTATTATAAAAACCAAGAAGCATATGATAATCTGGAATCCTTACAAAGAGACCTTCGGGCAATCAAATTAACGGTGAGTAAGAAGCAAGAAGAGCTTGAAAAGTGTAACAAGAAGATTATGATTCTCATGTCTGAGGAGGGTTCCACCCGGCGCTTAATTGAAGAAGCAAAAGAACATATTAAACAAATTGATGACGCTGAAAAAGAATTTATCGCTTATGATTTATATATTCAAGCTATGCATGCCAATGGCGTATCTTATCAGGTCATTAAATCAATGCTCCCTATTATTAACAAAGAGATATCTTCTGTGCTTAATACTATTGTGGACTTTGAAGTTTTCTTTGATAATGTTGATAATAAATTAGAAATATATATTAAACATCCGAAGTATGATCCTAGACCATTGTCGATGGGATCTGGTGCGGAGAAGACAATTGCATCAATGGCTATCCGCCTTGCTTTGATTTCAGTAACCAATTTACCAAAATCGGAACTATTTATTCTTGACGAACCAGCAACAGCATTGGATCAAGATCATATGGAAGGCTTTATTCGTCTTCTTCAAATGATTAAAAGCCAATTTAAAACGGTTCTCTTAATTTCCCATCTCGAATCTTTAAAGGATATTGTCGACAAGACAATCGACATTCAAAAAGCAGATGGCTTTGCAAAGGTAAAAATCTAATGAAATTAACAAAAGAACAACTGAAGCAAATCATTAAGGAAGAACTTGAATCTCTTGAAGAGCTATCAATGGGGCCCGTTGCTGGATCTGTCGGTGGTCATACCGAGCCCACGCCGAGAAAAACTGCGCACGAGACAGCGCTCGAAGAAAAAGAAAAACTTCATCAAAAGGTAGTGTCGGGTAAGGATCTTACGCCGAGAGAAAGGAAAAAGTATTTTTGGCTAATCCGAAAACTAGAAGGAGAATTGTAATGGATAAAGAAGAAAGTAAAGTAATGATACAAAATGAATTGTATCTCAAGAATAAAGACAAAGGGATGCTCGATTCCTTGCAAGAAAAAGTTGTAAGTCGTAAGTTACTTGTGTTTCTCACAGCGACAGGTCTTATGCTCTGGGCAAGTCTCGATCCGGACATCTGGGGAATGATTGCAGTGTGTTACATCGGCGGTCAATCTGTTATTGATTTTGCGAAATCTTGGAAGCACGGAGGGTAAATTGTGAAACTTACTAAGCAGCAGCTTAAACAAGTTATTCAAGAAGAGATAGAGAAAGCAACTCTTTTAGAAGCCCTGACTCCTCTAGGAGGACTATCTGCTTTTCAAATTCAACAAGAATTGAGAGCAGTTAGTTCAGATATGTGGGCCTACTGGGGACATGAACAATTGTCCGCTGCTTTAGAGATTGTTAAGCAAGAGCGCGATGAACTCCAAAGAGAATATAAACAAGGCCCCGCGGGGGTGTATACACCCGATTGGTTTGATCAATATGTGCATCCCCTGAATAGTTTAATCAGTCAAATTGAAGATGCGAGGATAGATGCGCCGGACAGTCCGGAGAATTTGTATGAATTGACTGATGATGATAAATTTTATTATGACGACGAGATCGAAATGATAAAGCATGAACGAGCTGCGGGAACAGAGCGATCAGATATAATTGATATTCTGGAGGAATACTTTGACGTAGAAGAAAAGGTACTCGGCCCTCTTGTAGATTATGTAATTGAAGAGTGGGGATAATGAAACTCGCGTGGAAAAAGATAAAGTTATGGTGCTTCCATCACTGGCGAATGCTGGTGGTGGCAGCACTTCTTATTATTTCCTATGTAGTTGGGCGAGGCAAAGTCAAAGCCTATAAGACCCAATTACAAATGGCAAACGAGCTATACCAGAAAGAAATTGAAGCCGTTGAAGCCGCAGCAAACAAGAAAGGCAAGCTGCAAAAAGCAGCCAATAGCAAGTACATTCGCGCTTTGGAAATTGCTAATAAAACGGCTAACGAATCCATGAATCATGCGGAACTATTAAAAGCAGAACGCGTTCGTCTGTTAGTTGAGGCCAATAAAGAAGACCCCGAAAAGATTGATCGCATCCTTGCCGAGGAGTTCGGTATTATAATAATGACCCCAGGAGACAAATAAATGAGGCTTACAAAACAAAAACTATATAAATTAATCAAAGAAGCAATGTATGAAAATGAACAAGGTGCTTTAGGACAAGTTCAAGCCATGGTTGATGGAAATCAGTGGCTTAAAGGCACACAAGTTAATGAAGGAGACTTAATACCAATTAGCGACAAAGTCCTTCTGTATGCTAGTGAAGAAGGAATGAGCCATATTAAAGATCGTCATCAAGACGCTAACGCTCCCGGATCTTTAATTTATCCAAATGTTAATGTTAAAGAATTGATTTTAGCCATAATGAATACACAACCAACTTCAACAGGCGGAGGCATGGTTAAGTGGGAAGGCATCAGTTCTCCTTCCGGTCCAGTTGGCAAAATGGGGCTGGCTGCTGGGACTCCACAAGAAGTTGCTGGTTTGCAAGATTATAAAATGCCCGGAGGCCGAGGAGAGGTTGTAAAAGTTGCCCCCGGTGAAAGGAAAGAAACAGATGAAGTCACATTAGTAACTTCCAATATTGGTTCTCTTGAAGACGGTAGAACTGTTTTGAGTCTTGTTACTTTGTACCCGGGCGGCATGGACGTCGACGGTGTTCAAGTACCATTTGATAGAGGTGCATTTGCCGCTGCAGGTATCTATTTCGTTCTACCTCCAGGATCGCCTATTTTAAAGGGCGCGTAATGAAACTCACAAAACAAAAGCTCTCCAAACTTATTACCGAGGCTCTCGAGCAGGAAGAAAGGGATAATTTACTTGCGATGTTTCAATCAGGAGACGAAAACTATATTAATCAAGCGATTGAACTCTTGGACATGATGGAAGAAAAACCAACACCTGAAATGGCCGAGGCTCTATTGAAAACCCCAGGCAACGAAAAACTCAATCGACTTGGTTTGGATTTGTTTATGCAAGCGACAAAGATGCCACAACCTTTAAGATTTTCTCAAATGGGTGAATGGATACAGCTTGACTATCCTCTGGATGTTGCAGATGAGATTGTAGGTTTTCTGAAAGAGAGACGGTGGAAAGAAGGCAGAGGCTTCCAGACTGATGATTTCTGGTATATGTCTTATGATCGTAAAATGATTATTTTGATTCCAATACGACAAGCGCCTTCTGATGATTCAGACGGTGGGCTTTAGGAGACTGTAATGCTACTATTCTTGCTTTCTACAGCGTTAGCCGACCCGATGCTCATCCACCTTCGAGAAGGGGACGTAGCGCCCTTTGGCGGCCGTCTAATGAACGATGAGGCGGTGGCCAACATTATTGCTGGGAATGAATTGACCCTTGAGCAATGCGAGATCAAAACCGAGTTGAAAGTTTCTATTGTAAAAGCGGAAATGCAACTTGAAATAGACTATTTAAAAGCAGAGTTGGAAACAGAACAAGCAAAGAACGCAACTCTATTGGAACTTCGAGATACCGAAATTGAGGCTCTGAGAACACAACTTAAACCAAACAAAACCATGTGGGCTTTCTTCGGCGGCTTTTTGCTAGCGTCAGGAACTTCGCTGGGAACTTATTATTCTGTGAGAGAAATCAATGAAAATAAGAATTAAAAAAACAATAAAAAAAGTTTTGGATGTGATATGCCCCCCGGCAACGCAGAATCTTGAATTAAATACTAGGAATAGAAATGCTGCTATTAAAGCTGACTATATACAATATGGTCCTCTAAATCTTGCTGATAAAAAATATTGGAATAGATTGGCAAAGTTTTGGAAAACCGAACCGGAGGTAGCCAAACAATCTCGATGTGGTAATTGCGCTGCTTTTGACCTGTCGCCACGAATGAAAGAGTGTATACCCGGAAAAACATCTGATAAAGAAGGTGAATTGGGATATTGCTGGATGCATAATTTTAAATGCCACAGCGTCAGAGTTTGTTACACTTGGGCTGCTGGTGGGCCTATTCCTGAAGATACGATCTCTCATGAATGGCAGACAAAAAATAAAGAGTCAATGGATGAAAAGTAAAGACCCCAACTACGCTGTTAAAGTAGAACAAGCGATTGCAAAAAAATATGGAGAAGAGACCGTGGTAAATCCAAAGTCTAAATGGAATGACGAGAAAGAGAAAGAGTATCTTGAACAACTTAAAAACTCTTATTGCGCCGATGCCGATACAGAAGATTTAGACAAAGAAGAGATCTATGGCGTTTTTATCCCTTCAAAACTACTTAAAGAAGAATCCACGCGTTCTTGTCCTGTTTGTAATATGTATTCATTTAAATCTAAAGATGATGTCTATATGACAAAGTTCGATTGTTGCTTTAAGTGCTATATTCAATGGGTCGATGGTCGAGAGGATAGATGGAAAACAGGATGGAGACCAGACAAATGAAATTAACAAAAGAACAGCTTAAATGTCTTATTAAAGAAGAACTCGAAAGCGTAGTGCAAGAGGCTACCACCACCGGGCAAGAAGATAAAATTATGAAAGCAGCAGTGGAAATGAAAGATAATCCAAATTTGGATAAAATCTTTTTAGCTCTTTCAAGAGATCCCAAGGTGAAAAAAATAGTGGCACAAACCGATATTCAAGTACAAAAAAATGAGGAAGATGTGGACGCACTCAATGTACCGTTAGCCGTCTCTTCTATTCTAGTCGCTGGATATCCATCGATGACGGCGTTTTTAGCCTCAGCCGCTGGTAAAGTATTGTTAGCAAAAACAGCAGTAGTTATGGGCACATCGCTTGCAACTTTAGGAACGGCCGCTATTGGATTTCTTGCTCCTGTTGCAGTCGCTTTTCTATTGGATGTAGCCGTGGGAGGCATAGTGGATGCCGGTGAGGCGAAAGAGAAAAAGAAAGCAGCGGCAAAACTGAAAAAACAGCAACAGGCACATACAAAGGCCTTGAGAGCATCAGGGTGGAAGCCAGAGCACGATGCCCCCGGGAAAGCCACCCCAGGACACAGCGCTAGGATACAGAAAAGCCTGGCCAGAGACAGAAGATAAGGAAATTATAATATGAGCTCAAATACACTAGAAATTATTCGAGGGCTAGCTCAAGCAGCCGCAAATGGCTATGATGGATCACATGACGAAAGATATTCATATGATGGAACTTCACGTAAAGTGGGGCTGAATAGAGAAGAGGGCAACCTGATTACAGACAAACGAGTTAATGATGGTTTTTCTGTAAAATTCTATGGGGATTCGCTTCGTATTACATACCAGAGCGATGTGCTTCTTAAAAATGTAAAAGATCCAAAATTCGAACAAGAACAAGAACGCATGATTAATCAAGTTAAAAAGTTTCTTCAAAAAGAGTATAAGGCAATTACCGGAAATTCTATCACTCTTACAAAAAAAGGTGACGTAGAGTGCCTGGTTCAGTCTACTTCTCACGTTCGAACTTTTGTACAAGCCCACCAACATTATAAAATTTCTAAAGTTGATTCCGAACCACATCTAGAGCCATCCGTTGATGCGACCCGAGATGTTACAAGAAAATTCTTAGCACAACATTCCACAAAGCGTCCCAAAAACGTTACTTATAAAAAAGGAGCGAATGACAAATGAAACTTACAAAAGAACAGCTCAAAAGAATAGTAAAAGAAGAATTGGAAAATGTTATGAAGGGAACAAAGCCCACCCCTAAAAAGAAAAAATAAAAGAATCCAATGGCCTTTAAACTCTCCAAACAAGAAATTGTAAAAGAGATTGTGAAATGCGGTAAGGATCCACAATTCTTTATCGATAACTATTGTAGAATTTCACATCCTCTGCGGGGCTTGATTCCGTTTAAAACCTACAATTATCAAAAAGATCTTTTAAAAGACTTTAATGATTATCGTTTCAATATTATACTTAAAGCCAGACAATTGGGTATCTCCACAATCTCAGCGGGATACATTGTCTGGTTTATGCTTTTTCATAGAGACAAGAACATTCTTGTAATTGCCACTAAGTTTGGAACAGCAGCTAACTTGGTGAGAAAAGTAAAATCAATTATGAAGCATTTACCCGAATGGATTAAAATTTCAAAGATCGTAACGGATAATAAAACTTCATTCGAATTATCAAACGGGTCACAGATCAAAGCAGGAACGACTTCTGGAGATGCCGGTAGATCGGAAGCCTTATCACTGCTCGTTATAGACGAGGCAGCACACGTAGAAGGCCTTGAAGAGTTGTGGACGGGTCTTTACCCTACTTTGTCAACAGGAGGCCGCTGCATAGCCTTATCGACCCCTAAAGGGGTAGGTAATTGGTTCCACAAGACTTACATTGATGCAGAGTCAGAAGAGAACGATTTTCATCCAATTGTTTTACCTTGGGATATGCATCCTGAAAGAGATCAGGATTGGTTTGCAAAAGAAACCAAAAATATGTCTCGAAGACAGATCGCCCAGGAATTAGAATGTAATTTCAATACTTCAGGCGAAACTGTTATCCACCCGGACGATATGCAGTGGTTATTTGAAAATGTTAAAGACCCCCACTATAAAACTGGATATGACAGAAATTTATGGATATGGGAAAAATATCAAGAAGGTCTTCCATATCTTTTGGTAGCCGATGTTGCTCGTGGCGATGGTACAGATTATTCTGTTTTTCATGTAATAAGACTAGACACAATGGCAGTTGTTGCTGAATATCAAGGAAAACCAAACCTTGATCTTTATTCAAATATTCTTTATGATGCAGGCAGAGAATACGGCAACTGTTTGTTGGTTGTCGAAAATAATGGGATTGGCATTTCTATATTAGAAAAATTAATTACTTTGGAATATCCAAAATTATATTATTCAATTAAGTCAACCCACGAATATGTTGAGGCTTATTTGGCAGAGGATAATGATAGATCTGTACCAGGGTTTACAACTTCCACTAAAACAAGGCCTTTAATTGTAGCAAAACTAGAGGAGTACATTAGAAATAAACTAATTACTGTACATTCTAATCGTTTGTTTCATGAAATGAAAACTTTTATATGGTACAATGGGAAGCCTCAAGCAATGCGTTCTTATAATGATGATCTAGTTATATCTTTAGCAATTGCCTGCTGGGTAAGAGATACTGCATTATCAGAGAACCAAAGAGATATGGAATACAAAAAAGCAATGCTTAATGGCTTAATGAAGACAACCACAACTATGAATACACAAATAAAAGGACAAGAAGGTTATAAACAAACTTTTCATGAAAAACATGAAGAAGAAATAAACAAAACAAAAGAATTTTTTTGGATTTATAAAGGATAAAAAATGGCTCGTAATGATAGAAACCCAAATAATAACCAATCTGACCTGTTTAAGTCTTTAACAAGGCTTTTTTCCGGACCACTTACCCAGAGAAGAACACAATCGGGTCGGCAATTAAGAAGAAGACATTTAGATATCTACGCTAAAAGGTTTAAATCAGCTAGCGGAAAGCAGTTCAAAAAGTCTGAATACAACCCCATGAATGTAACTTCGCTCAATATGATTTCAAATAGAAATCGTGCAGAGCGATATATTGATTTTGATCAGATGGAGTATACGCCGGAAATTGCATCTTCATTAGATATCTATGCAGATGAAATGACAACTCATTCAAGTTTAACTCCAATGTTGCATATTAAATGCCCCAATGACGAAATTAAATATATATTACATTCTCTTTATTATAATGTTATGAACATTGAGCATAATCTTTTTGGTTGGGCTAGAACAATGTGTAAATATGGAGATTTGTTTGTATATCTAGACATTGACGAAGGATTGGGGATTAGAAACTGTATTGGTCTTCCTGCTCAAGAAATTGAACGCTTAGAAGGAGAAGACCCATCAAATCCCAATTATATTCAGTATCAATGGAACAATGGTGGTTTAACGCTCGAGAATTGGCAAATAGCACATTTTAGAGTTTTAGGTAATGATAAGCATGCTCCATATGGTACCAGCGCTCTAGAGCCAGCCAGACGCATTTGGAGGCAACTTAATCTTTTGGAAGATGCCATGATGGCTTATCGGATTACTCGTTCGCCCGAGCGCCGTGTCTTCAAGATCGATGTCGGTGGAATTGCGCCGCAAGATGTTGAGCAATATATGCAAAAAATAATGACTCAAATGAAGCGGCATCAAGTGGTTGATCCGTCATCTGGTCGCGTTGATTTACGTTATAACCCTCTTTCTATTGAAGAAGATTATTTTATCCCAATTCGAGGAGGGGCTTCGGCAACGGACATCACCAACCTTGCCGGAGGAACTTTCACAGGCCAAATTGATGATGTAAAGTATCTTCGAGATAAATTGTTTTCTGCTCTTAAAGTACCCCAATCTTATCTTACAATGGGGGAAGGTGCAACAGAAGACAAAACCACATTAGCCCAAAAAGATATTCGTTTTGCAAGAACTATTCAGCGACTTCAAAGAGTTATTATATCTGAACTCGAAAAGATTGGTATTATCCATCTTTATACTATGGGTTATCGCGGAGATGATTTGCTTGGCTTCAAGCTTTCTCTCAATAACCCTAGTAAAATTGCGGAGATGCAAGAGCTTGAGCATTGGAAAACTAAATTTGACATTGCGGCAGCTGCTACGGATGGTTATTTCTCGCGACGTTGGGTTGCAGAAAATCTTCTAGGACTTTCTGAGGATGAATTTATTCGAATGCAAAGAGAAATGTATTCGGACGCCAAATTTATGGCTGCAGTTGAACAAGCCGGAGAACTTCCCGAGGCAGGAGGCGGACCCGGCGGAGACCTAGGTCTTGGTGGCGAAGGAGAATTAGATTTAGGCGGAGAAGAATTAGATTTAGGCGGAGAAGAACCAGCCGAGGAAGAAGAAGAAGTTTTATTAGCTGAACCGCCGGCAAAGCGTGATGACACCGTGTTCAGGCGACCAGAGGCGAAAGGAAAACCTCGAGGCCCCTATAAAAAAGATTCTACTAAAATACACAGAAAAGGCGGGAGAAGAAAGCAGATGATTAATGCTGCCTTCTCGGAACCACTTACTTTTCGTAAAACTTTTCCAGGGTATACTGGCGCTGACGGCCTCGCTTCTCTTTCTCGTGGAGTGACGGAAGCACAAAACCCTGATATTTTAGAAGAACATAGACTATTTAGTACTGATTTTGAAATTAAATCATTGATAGAATCACTGCGGAAGGATGAAGAAAATGAAATTAACGAATAAACAGTTAAAACAAATTATCAAGGAAGAAATGCAAGGCGTCCTTAATGAAGACGGGGGACAGTTGCAAGCCGTATCAGCAACGGTAGAGTATCCAGATATGGTGGACGAATGTAGATGTTTGTCAATTGAGATTACATTAAACACCGGAAACACAATTGATATTGAGTGTACGGGAATGATTGATGATCTGGATATAATGGATCTTTTGCAAGGAGACTATTCCGGATATGATTTAAAACTTGAGGGCATCTTCGGGAAAGACGATGGCGGCAAAATGCGCCAAGTCAAGGTTCCTCCTGGAACCACGGTTGGAATAAGCGAAGAACTTTCAAAAGAAATTGCCGAAGAAGTTGAGGATATGGATGACGCTTTCGAAGCCCCAGATGAAGGCGGCCGTGGCTATTACGATTATTAAAAAATGAAAAGGAAAGAAGCATGAAACACAATAAGAAAAGAAATACCGCTTTTCTTTACGAATGCCTAATAAAAGAATTAACAAGAGCAATCGTCCGAGAAGACAAAAAAAGACAAACAATTACAAAGAAAATACTAAAAGAATTCTTTTACAAAGGGGGCGTCCTACGTGAAGAACTCACATTATATAACTCGCTCTTGGAAAGTAAAGAATTACAAGAAAGTTTCTCTCGCAAATTGCTCGAGGAAACCAAAAAAGACTTCTATGGACTTGATCGAAAGCAGATCTTTAATTCTCAAACAAATCTTATTAACAAGATCAACAAGCAATTAGGGCATACTGTTTTTTCTAATTTTGTTCCAAATTATAAAGATATGGCTTCCCTAGGTTTATTTTTTCAAAATAATAAACTCACGGCCAAAAAAAGAATTATACTCGAGAATAATTTAATTAAATTTCTGGGAGGGAAAGAGAATACTTTAACAGAAATGAAGCATCTCGATAATCTTGAATACAAAACTTTTGTAAACAAGTTCAATAACGCTTATGAAAGAACATTAAGAAAAGAACAAAAAGATTTGTTAACAAATTATATCGTTTCATTTTCCGATAATGGATTGGGTCTTAAAAGTTTTTTAAACGAGGAGCTTGGCCGCCTCAAGAACGCCGTGCAGCAGCAGATTGTAGAAGGGTCAACTAACCCTAATAGTGAAAATTTTAAAAAAGTTAAGGTAAAGCTGGACAACTATGCAAAAACTCCAATAAATCAGCAAATGATTGAGGAAGTTTTTTATATTCAAGATTTAATTGCGGAGGTATCAAAGAATGGCAGTCAAAATTAATATTGAACCAGAAGAAATAGTCGAACCAACACCAGAAGAACGAAGTATAACAATTGAAATTGTTGAGAAAGATAGAATTGAATTCAATTTAAATCTCCGCAATGCTTTAAACGGTGATCTAATGATTTTAGATCATAAAGATATTGATATTGTGGTACAACCAACATCCAAAAAAATTATTACATTTGCCAAAGAGGTAATGTCAGATGCTGTATACGGTGCAGAATCTAGACTCCTTGAGTATTTAAGGAGCCAAGGGGTTATTAATCATGATTCTATTAAAGGAGGAAATGTATATGGTTCTCTTGAAGGTCTAATAATGAACTCCGCTACACACGATCCTGTGAAGGTCACTCTATTAAAAATTTCTGAATGGATGGAGACAGAGCAGCCTTATATTACAGGCACAACCGCTTATGATGATCTTCAAGACGATGCTCTAATTGATCCGGATAATGAATATTCAACCGAATTAGGTGAAGTTCCTCACGAAGAAAAGAAAGGATCTATGTATCAACATAATCTTTTTGCTCCTTATCTTTATGGTAGATATTCTTATTAGTGAAGCCCCTGAAGAGTTCAAAAAATGGTTTAAGATGAGGTAATATGAATTTATTAAATTTTATTTTGACTGCTTATGGGCTTACTTTTATTCTGGTCTATGGGTCTATCTTCAGTAATATAAGACCAAAAAAAGATCCAAGCAAAAAATGGACTTGGCTTTTTCACTGTACATTGTGCATGGGCTTTTGGGCATCGATGTTTTTATTTTGTATAAATGACTATACAGAACTATTTACATTTGAATATTCTTTAGGGAATATGTTCTGCCTATCTTGTTTGGGAAGCGGGACAACTTATTTACTCTCGATGATCGTCGATGACTTTGGTTTGAGAGTATCGTCGAGATCAGGAGGTGATTATGTTGACGATTAAACGATGGATGTTTCAGCCCGTTCGCCGTTGCTGCAGCGGAAAGTGAATCGCGCCGGTAGCGCCGGCAAGTCTTTTATTTGAGGAAAGAAAATGAAAATTACAAAAAGAAAATTAATTCAACTTATTAAAGAAGAACTTGGTAAAACTTTGAAAGAAAGTTATACCGTTGATGAAATTTATGATTATTCCTGCGATGAATTAATCGAAGATGGAGAATGGCTCAAAGCCGAAATCCAAAATGATCGTTCCACCGATCCGGGTATGAAGATGATGATTATAGACACGATTAACAATAGATTGGACGCATGTAAAGGATAAAATGAAAAAGAAACTATTACGAGAATTTTATGCCTTATGTGAAGGCGGTGTTTGCCAAGATCTTCTGTCCGAGAAAGAAAGAAGAGAAGTGCAAAATGGCGTTCTTTATTTGTCGGGAAAGCTTCAGACCGCCGATAAACAAAATGGGAATGGTCGTGTTTACCCCTATGAAGTTCTTAAAAGAGAAATGGATAATTATATGAAGATTGTTAAAGACAGTCGTGCGTGTGGAGAATTAGATCACCCGGATGATTCTGTTGTTAATCTTAAAAATGTTTCTCACATTGCAACTGATATTTGGTGGGAAGGTAAAAATGTGATGGGTAAACTCAAAGTTCTCGATACTCCTTCTGGCCGGATTCTTAAAGATCTTATTAATGCCGGAGTTAAACTTGGTATTTCGTCTAGAGGCTTGGGGTCTGTTAAAGAAAGCGCTGGACAAACTGTTGTTGAGAATGATTTTCAATTGATTTGCTTTGATATAGTATCGGAGCCTTCGACTCCAGACGCATATGTTTATCCAAGTGGCCAAAGTTCCATGACGACTCGCCTTCGTGAGGTTAAAGAGAATAGTATCAATGATTTATTTAAAAAGATTTTGGGGGATTAATTGTGAAGATCAGTAAAAAAAGATTAACTCAAATTATAAAGGAAGAATTAAAAGAAAATTTTTATCCAGAGGAACAGGTTGCATCGGAACAAGCAAAGGCGCAAGAAGCAATTGATAAATTAAAAGAAGCAACCGAACAACTCAAACTAATCGCCGGCAGTGAAACGACTCATGAGTATTCAGCTGATGATGAGTCTAATCTATCTGGGCTTGGTCAAAGTATTTCTATAATAGAAGTCGAGATTGCAAAAATCCAAGGTGCCTTCCAAGCAGAAAGACATTCCTACAGTCAATATAAACAATAGAGGTTCTAATGAAAAAAGAAGAATTAAAAAAAATTTTGAAACCGTTAATTAAAGAGTGCATTAAAGAAGTTATTTTTGAAGAAGGCACTCTTTCAACTATTATTTCTGAAGTTATAAGAGGAACTTCTACGAAACAAATGGTTTATGAAACAAAACAAAAACCTACACTTGAATCTGATGAAGAGGCGAAAACACGAAGACAAAAAAAACAAAATCAACTCCAAGAAAATAGAAAAAAAATTCTTGATGCAATCGGAAAAGACACTTACAATGGTGTAAATATTTTTGAAGGAACCACACCTATGTCGGCTCCAAGATCCCCCTCTTCTCCGTATGGATCAAGCGCACTTGACGGCATGGCGCCTAGTGATCCTGGGATTGATATTTCCAGTTTTGGGTCACGTAAACATTGGAAAAAATTAGCAGGAAATTAAAATGTCTATAAATCATATAGAAAAGCCAAGAAAAAATGAAGACCCAAATCGTTTTATAAAACGATTTATAAAGAAATGCAAGAAACTTGGTATTATTGACGAATTTAAAGAAAAACGTTATTATACGAAACCGACCACCAAAAAAAGATTAGCAAAAAAACGAGCAATTGCAAGACACAAAAAAGAACAACGCAAAAGGGAGAAGCAACAAAATTAATTTGAAAACTAATTAATTTGCAGGAGAATTATTATGGCAACTTATACAAGTCAACACGGATATGTAGGATTAAGAAATGTAGGGTCTTATCAAGTTTCCGGAACCCCGTTTATGACGGGTTCAGCGAACTTAGATGATGGAAAAGTTCACAGAATTTCATTTCCATATGTAACAAAGTCCATAACGGTTATTAATACTTCAACAACGAATGGGTATGATTTAGATATTCATTTTTCGGAGGGATCCCCGATTACTGCTTCACCAAAAGGCGGAGGTATTGGTACCATCACCGCTACTTCAGACGTAGCAAAGAACAATAATTATATAACGATTCCAGCCGGGAATGCTTCTCTTACTATGGATGTGAAATCTAAATTTTTGTATATCTCAAATCGATCAGGCAATGATGATTTGAGTTACCAAGTATTTGCGGAATTAACACAAATACCAACCGGAAGTATGTATACGCTAACAGGATCCGGGATAACGAGTTAATAATGGGGATAAACTATGGGAATATTTACACCATCAAGAACAAAATTGCCATCCTTAACGGTGGGAGGAAGATCATCATTTAGCGGAACATCTGAAACTTTTGTAACTTTTAGTGCATCTGATACCACTCCTTCGGTTGCAAATGGCAACTTATTTAAGACTCACGCTAGCGGACAAACATTAACGATGTTTGATGATGGTGTTGCTGGACAAACATTTCAATTATGACAAAATTAGGAGATAAATAATGGGAAGCTTTAAACCATCAAGAACAAATCCGCCATATTTGGCAGTTGACGATAACAGTGATAGCACGAGCGCTCGCAATGTTGTATCTGTCATTACTAATCACGTAGATGCTGTCGCTGCGAGGCCCCTATATGTCAGAAACGATGCCATCGCTGCAGAGGGAACCGTGGTTGTTGAAAGCACTGCTGCTGAAACCAACCCATTGCTTGAATTAAGAAATTCAAATGCTGCAACAGATAAACCACCAATCTTAAGATTTAATAGAGCAGACACAACAGCCGAGGCAGATGACATGGCACTGGGTTCAATTGAATTTTATGGACATAATGCAGCAAATGCTGCAATAAAGTATGCTAGCATTTCAGCATACAGTTCTGATGTTACTGTAGATGATGAAGCCGGCGAAGTTGTTTTCTCTGCTATGATCGGAGGAAGGCACGGCAATTCTTCTCTTACGGAATGTATGGTTTTTGGAATGGAAGACACGGCTGCCGGGCAACGCGCCTTCGCTTTGCAAATCAATCGCCAAAATGCAGCCGATGTTGATTTCATTGTTCGAGGACAAGATGTGAATAATCTGATTCGCACACGTTGTGAAACTAATCAAGTTGGATTCGGCTCGCAGCCTGATCAAAATATCAATGCTCTAGTTCAAGTTGTAACTGTACTTTCTTCTTCAATACCGGCACCTAGAATGACAACAACACAAAGAGATGCCCTTACTAAACAAGCCGGCGGTTGCTTGATCTATAACATTACCACGAACAAGCTTAACTTATACAATGGTTCCGCCTGGAGATCTATAGATGACAGCGCGGTATAATGATTTAATGGGGAGTTTTTAAATGGCAGAATTCGGCTGGGCATATGTACCATCAAATATTATAAGCGGATCAGGTGGTCACGGAACCTCTTGCTCCGGCTCTCTACAGTGGTCAACGGGCGGCACTACGCTATCCGGCAGTAGAAATTTAATTTGGGATCATTGTAATTCTGAATTGTTTCTCACGGGAGCCATGTTTGTTAGCGGCACTATTAATGCTGATATAATCAATGTTAATCACCATAACAAAACTATAACAAATATCTCAGCGACGGGATCCACCGAATTTGGTGATACAACTGACGATACACACATTTTTGTTGGAAAAGTAGCAATTGCTTCATCTGTAAGCACCCAGCCAACTACCAAATTGGACATAAGAGTTGCTGATACGGAGAACATCAAAGGAATAAATATTGATTTTGATGAAACTGGCGGCTACAATGCTCTTTATATTGATTCTGAATCAACCAGTCATCCGGCTGTTTATATTTTAGGATATAGACCACTTTATTGCTCTCAAGATATTACAAATGGTTATGCTGCCAAATTTACCAGAAATATCGCTGAAGCTGGTGCAGCTCCCCTGACTTTCATCCACGATGACCACACCTCAAATACTCAACCTGCTTTAGCGGTTAGACAAGATGGTACCGGAAAAATTTTAGATTTACTAGATGGAACCACTTCTGTATTTCAATTATTTGATGGCGGTAATATAAACCTGTCTGGTACAACGTTCGTTGCTTCTAGCCAAAAAATTCAATTTGGAAATACTGGAGAATATATTGGTGGTGATGGTACCGATTTAGATATTGTGTCTTCTCGTAAGCTGAAGCTTGATTTTGGAGCAGGACAGGGAGGAGACGTTTCCTTCAGTAGAGGCGGCACAAATGTTCTTGTTTTGACCGCATCAATCGGTGGCGATGCAATTCTTTCATCGTCAGTTACAAATAAAGATATAATCTTCCATGCTAACACTTCTACTGAAATCGCTCGTTTTGACACTTCCGCGAATTCATTATTGATGGCTGGAACGAAGAAAATTGAATTTGGAGGGTCAGGTACTTACATTCACTCCGACGGAGCAGATCTGAAGCATTTCAATGGTGCAGATATTAATTTAGTTTCCGGCGTGGATATTTTACTTGATGCTGGTGGGGACATCATTCTCGATGCTGATGGGGCGGATATCACATTTAAAGATGGCGGAACTCAATATGCAAAATTCAGCAGCGTCAGCGGTCATGAACTTACCGGTAGTTTGTATGTAAGTGGTTCAGGGATTACATTGACGGCTGGGCAGGACACGGGAGCGGTGCTCACTCTTGTAGCTGATAATGGCGAAGAAGCAGTTGATGTAACCTCTTTTGTTGTAGCTGATGGCGGCAATCTTACTATTGACTGTGGTGCTGATATTACGTTGGATGCTGCTGGCGATATCATTCTTGATGCCGACGGCGCTGATGTTCTATTTAAAGATGGTGGCGTTTTAATTGGAGCATTAAAGAACAGCAGTAATGCTTTAGAAATATCTGGCTCCGGCGTTGCTGCCGGCAGCGGAGATATAATACTTACAAGTGGAATGACTGCTGACATTACATTGGACGCTGCTAATGATATCATTCTTTCTGCTGACGGTGGCAATGTTACAATGGATGATGGTACATTAACTATTTTTGATTTTGATGTTGATAATACAAGATTTACCATTCATGATGACCAAGATACTGGTGATAAAGTTGTTATGACTATGGCTCAACACGGAGCATTTTCAATTATCACAACCGATGATGATGCTGCGGCAGCGAACATTCAAATCACAGCAGACGGCACTTTTGAGGTTGATGCAACCACAATTACACTAGACTCTGCCGGAGATATTATTTTAGACGCCCAGGGAAATGACCTTCTATTTAAAGATGGCGGTGTTTTAATCGGGGCAATCAAAAATAACAGTGCTGCTTTAGAATTATCTGGCTCTTCTCCCAACTCAGAGGGAACGAGAGCAGACATTATAATTACAAGCGGCATGGCTGCTGACATTACATTAGACTCTGCTAATGATATCATTCTTTCTGCTGATGGTGGCAATATCACAATGGACGACGGTACATTAACTATTTTTGATTTTGATGTTGATAATACAACATTAACCATTCATGATGATCAAGATACTGGTGATAAGGTTGTTATGACCATGGCACAACATGGCGCATTCACAATCGAGACAACTGACGATGATGCTGCGGCAGCGAACATTCAAATCACAGCAGACGGCACTTTTGAGGTTGATGCAACCACAATTACACTAGACTCTGCCGGCGATATCGTTTTAGACGCCGACGGTGCAGATATTCTATTTAAAGATGGCGGTGTTTTAATCGGAGCATTCAAGAACAACAGTAGTGCTTTAGAAATATCTGGCTCCGGCGTTGCTGCCGGCAG